CCAGTTGAAGGCCCAAAGGGACTGATAGTAGGCTCTACTCCAACCACAATATCAATATCCCAGATGGTTAAATCTTTATACTGTCCACTGACTTGTTCGCTCGCACCGTTACCGCCTAATAGAATCTCATCATAAGTACCGGTTAATTGAGTGCCTGTTAGTGACCCTGGGGCAATAGGTGTTTCATCGATCGAAACCGTTTGTGTACTTGCTGTCCCCGCCGCACCTAAGACCCGAGTAAATGCCGTCCTGCTGGGTTGAATGCTGGTTTGCTGGCTGTCATTTGAGTATTGGTAATCAAAACCCGCGCCCTGTCGCCTGAGGTCGTTGTCTGCACTAGCACCGGTTAATTTTATTAAATTACCCGTATCAGACATTGCCGCAGCACCCTGAAAGCTAATACCCATTGACATATTAGCACTGGTAGCTGGTACGTTATCAGCCTGAAATACAACATCTTCTCTTACTCTACTGGCGGAAGCGCCCGCGACAGGAACAGGGAAAGTAGCCTCTTCGTTATGCTCTAGTTGATTTAGGCAAAATTGGCACTTTGAGCCTAAAGGCACTCTGATTTGCAAATTATCATTAAGACCCGCAGCGATATCTTCAGCTAAAACCTGATCAGTGGTTGTATTTGTAAACGTCACAGCACCCGTAGCTGTAGAATTAACCCTTAATATTGAGTTAACTCCGGTAATAAATCCAAACAAAGACAAAGCAACGTCACCTGCGGCGAAATTATCGGCATCAATATCTAAAATAGCCTCTCCGGACCCACCTAAATCATTATCAATCTCGTACATCACTGTACTGACTGCCGATATCTTAGCGGGGAGATTTGTAGTAATTGAGTTGAGCGCTGCACTGACATTGCCCGTTAAGGTCATTCCTGCCTGGTTATCTGTGGCATTATGATTAGTACAGAGGTTGGTGGTTTGCTTTTCGCGCAATAGCGCAACATCCTGAAATCTGGCCTCTAGCAACGCTTTATACCTCAGCAGGCCTGAAGTAGTGGGGAACGTTTTTAAATTACCGCTCTCATCAGGCCCTATGGCCGCACCATTACGGACAAAAGTAACAGCGTTCAATCCCTTTAAAACCTGAAGGCTTGTGTCTAAAGGGGTGTAGAATTGTGCGCTATCAGGGATTCCGCCTAACGCTAAAGGTTCTTCGAGAATACTTAAATCGTTTGCAACGCCTGGGAATGGGTTGACGGATACCCATAACTGACCATTGATAAACTCAATTCCTCTAGGTTTATCCAGGGTATCAACTGAAGAGCCTGCTTGCTGGATGTCGTATTGCTGGATGCGTTCTTTTGTGATCCAGTCCATTGAGTTGATGTTTTGATTAGAAACGTCTCCGGCACCGGTACCATCGAAACTAATCGCATAGACTGTAGTGCCTGTATTGGCCAATCCATACCCTGCGCCCACTATCGTGAATGTAAGGTCTGGAGAGCCTGAATAAGCGCCACCTGTTGTAAAATTCGGTGTGTATTCGTAGATATCAAAATCATTTGAAGCGCTGCCAACATCCGCTACCAGAAACACACCGGTATTAAGAATGGTTAAGGCGGCGGGGTTAACGTCTACCGTGGCATCCGGTAGCTGAACAAAGTCAACAAAATCATACTCTTGATTACCAACATTCCAAATCAACTTCCACAGACCGGCTGTATTACTTCCACCTTGGAAATTACTCATTACGTAGAGATGATTATCATTGGTGTTATACGCTACCGATTCAATCTCTGCGGCGTCATCGGCTGTAGAAGTGTCCACTGTCCCTACAGTACCGACAAAATTAGCCTCGGTCAGGGTTTGGAGTGGAGTTGATGTGTCGGAAAGCGCCGATGCTACAAGGGCAGTACCGCTGGCATCATCAACTTGTACCAAGACATTAGCGTCTGGATCAAAGGCGATAGATTCACACTTACCCTGATTGGATGATTTTGACTCTTTGAATATTAGAAATTGATTTAAAGCCATTATTCCACCATGTTGATTAAACCAGCAAATTCAGCGCCAATAGCACCAAGGAATGCGGTTGAAAGGATGATTATAGCGCGAATGAGTATTTTAGACACCATACTATTACGACGGAGTATCCTTGCGGCTGCTCTCCGTTTCTCAGGCTCCATATCTTCCGTTATAGCCTCAATTCCAATTTCAGTATCATCACCGTTCACTTTCCGCTCGCTTGATATTGACTCTCAACTTGTGGCGAACTTGCTTGTATCGCACAGGGATATAGCATACGCCCTCATCATCTTCAAATTGATTAGTAGGGTATTCCCCCTCGTATATGAGATACTTAGATCTTATTTCCTCATCCATCGGAAGCTCGTCACGATTAAGAACGTCCTCTTTTGTGAATTCCACGCTTTACCCCATATTTATCCATGGAATCTATTATAGCGCAGTTCATAGAGGGTTGTAATTAGGGGTTCAACCCGTTCAACCCTTAATGGTTTTGCAGTGATCAAGCCATTTAGCCTTATCGCCAGCATCAAGGAATGGCTTGACCATCTTTAGAGTAATCATTGCGTTATGGTAATAAGTCACTCCTTCGCCATTTTTACCCCATAAATCTGTGAGCCCAAAGCAATTAGCAAGTGCCCGAATTGTTGCCCCATGCGCACCTTTTAAGACTTCTTCCCCGTGAGCAAAAATCCAATCGAGGTTTGACTTCATATCCGCTTCATTTTTGGCTTCTGCCTCCCATTGCTCCAGCAGATCTAATCTATTTGCCTCAATTAGCTCTAGTTGCGGCTCGTGATACCATGATACCTGCCCGCACCCTTTAATATGGATACAATATGAGTCAATATCACCGCCTCCATATTCTTCGCTGTAGGTGTACATAACTATCGCCTCACAGTCACTTTCAAAATGGCTCATCATTGGCCCTAAATCCTTCGCTACTTGTACATGATCGCCTTTATTGTATTTCTGCATATCTATTCTCCTTAAATTAGTTTGTTTGCTTAGTGTCTAAAGCCCTACCTAAGTAAATTACTCGGACAATATTACCGATGCCGGGCCTACTTGCTCGCCCATAAGCGTATTAAAACCAGCTATATAGTGAAGTGAATCGTGAAGCGCTCTAGATTCTTCAGCCATTCTCTGACACAAAACAACGGCGTACATTGGGTTATGCCCGCACTGATCAGGATGGCAGCAGCCGCCACAAACAGAGCATCCCTGTGACTCAGTACCATCTATTTTTTGCTGTCTCGCTAATTGAAGATGCTCGATAGCTTTATCGTAATGCGCAACTGTAATTTCCATCCTATTCATCCCCTTTAAGTGTGTTAAGCGCCGCCCGAAACTGCTCAATATACTGCTCTTGCGAGCTGCCCCATGAGTTAACTAAGCATTCTTGCTCTGGCTCATCATCTGGATAGTCTTCATCAGGCTCGCCAGCAACCATAAAAAACTCGCGCTCAACTGCGTGTAGATTTTCAGAAAATCTCTTACAGTTACCTATATTGACCTTTAGGCAGCTGGCTGGTACTTTTTCACCAATACCAAAAATATCCGCAATTTCATTCAATAGGCTTTTTGCTTGGCCCTCTGACATTTCATTAATTGAAATATTGCTCATTATCTAACCCTCTTTGATTAATTTTTTAATTTCATCTTTGCTTGTTGCCTCGCCTAACTTGTTTCCTTCTGGACTCATTACTATGTAAATAGGTTGATCAGTGTGAGGCAGCGTGTCCTTGTTTGTTTCATTTCCACCCCTCGGGTATGGGCTTGTCTATCCCTTCAAAATCAAACTCCGACCACTGGGAATAGCATTTATTTGACACAAACATTATAAACTGGGCATCAAGTACAAATTGCCCACTTGTACAATGTAAATTAGATTCGTCGTAGTCACACTCGGTTATCTGTGTATCATCTGGCAAATCTTTTGTAAGCTCTCGAAAATGTCCCAAAGTTAACGTTTCTCTTCTCATCGTTCTGCCTCTCTCTTTAGCCCTGCTAGCTCGCTCCGGTCTCTCTTAATACTTGTTGTTAAAACTTGTATCCGGTCATTACGCTGTTTGATTTCATCCTTAGACTTCTTATTGCAGTACGGGCGACCACAATGTGTCTTGCAACTACAGCATGACATTCCACAATGGCAGACAGATAAGCAGTATCTAATTGGCGGCTTTCTCATAGTGCCTCCTTGCTAAAAGGGCACTCTGTAGCTGCCGCCTCTATTCTCACTGTTAAGTGATCCCGTAGCTTGGTCATACACTCCATAGCTTGATCGAAAGACAGGTCACCGCTGTGCACTTCGCAAGTCACCACGCCACTATTCAGCGTTACTGTTGCCTCAATCTTAAACTTGGTATTCATATTATCTCCTTAATTAATAATCATTTAATTAAATATAAGTAGCCTGAACTATTTCATCATCCCAGCGCTCACCGTTTAAATACGTGGTGGGGTGCATATCCTTAATCATTTAGCTTTGGCTTTGGCGGCCTCTGCGTCAGCAAGATACGCTTCTAGCGCTTTCTCTAAATGCCACGTGAAGGTATAGGGAGGGGTTGTAATTCGGTCTAACCGCTTGGATAGCTCAATGTCGAGCCTGAATGTTCTGCTTACTTTAGTCATATCGTATCCTTTAGCCATTCGTCTGTTTCTTCTTGAAGCTCTTCGCGGATAGTGGGTTTAGCTTTGGGCTTTGACGGCTCAAACTCTCGACCCTGATAAGGCGCGGCGCCCTGACCTTGAGCGATCTGCCCCAGACCAGCAAGACCGCCAAGACCGCCAAGACCGCCAAGGAGGCCCTGCTGCTGAAAGGGGTCTCCAAACGCCTGCTGCTGTCGCAATCGAGCCATATCTGAAGCACTCCGCATCTCAAGCGCGCTCCTTAGAGCCCTATCATGATCAGCCGTTCCTCTAGCCATTAATATCACCCTTCAGCCTTGCGGTTACATTAGGTAAGCGCTCAAGAATCTGGCCGTACATTTCTTTCATGTTCGTCACTTCTGTCTGCAATCGGTCTTCCATTTTATCGCGGTATTCATCCTTAACTTCAGCAACAGCCTTATCCTTAGCCTGCTCACACTCCATTTCCTTTTTCTTCAGCTCGATCACGCCAGCTTCCTTGGACATTTTAACCATGTGCTTAATGTCCTCATCTTCCATTTTTTTCTTGTGCTTCACCTCTGCCAGCTCTTCTTTGGCGCTGGTGGCTTCTTCCTTGAGCTTTTCAATCTCAACCTCTAAGTCGTTCTTAGTTGTTTCTAACTTGGCAATTTTCTTCTTTGTGTTAAACATACTCTTTCTCCTTGTGGGTTTTCATACATTGTAATACCTGTATTGACAATAGCAAGATTTAATTGTACTATCTGCCTTAATTAGTTGATCGAGCATAGTAAACATAAAGAGCGTTTGTGCAGGGATGCTACAGAGCCCATGCCAATACTCTTTGGTTTACAGATATTATTAACGGTATGCAGCATCCTATTTACTTCACTGAAGGTGGATCAGACCCAGCCCTGCACTTATCACTGCTTTATCCGCGCTCTAACGTTATTAATAATATAGGTCTTAAATATTTAGCCTGGATAACAGTTGCGTTTTCACCAGTGTCAATTGTTACTGCGTCTAATGGACTGGGAGATGTTATAGGTTGAGAGTGCTGGCGGCTCATATCGTTTTTCAGCGCTCGCGGGTCACAATCGGCATAACCTGATTCTCAGGGCTTCCTCTCGCTTGCAAGAGGCAACACTCTCACCTATAGCATCTCGGTAGGCGTACCTAAAGTAATTAGGAGGATGTGCTAAGAGGTGATTATCCAAGGGTGTTTCACCGAAGCTACGCACCGCCCATTAAATGGTTTTCTCTCTCAACACACCCACATAATTACTTTAGGTAGACAGAATCTGTATTCGGAATGACACAAAGTAGCAGGCCCGACTGACCTTTTTTACTCCGGCTTCTCACCTTGATTGGCACTAAATAATCTTAGCTCAAGGTTGTATGTGTCACTTCAAATACAGACTCAGGAAGGCTTAAAGGAGGGATTGTGTCTGAGGCAGGTCTTTAATCGGCGATTTTAATCTGATCTCTCAGAATCCGAACCTTCAGACACAAAAAAGGGCCAATATGTACAAGCCCTAACAGTTGGGGCGGAAATAACAGATATTTGGTAGTATTTACCTTACCTGTTAAAACCTGTACATATTAACCCTTTCTGCTATTTCCTATCAGCGCTACCAAACGCCTACAAGCACCATCATAGTATTAAACAGTTAAGTGTTCAAGCTGTTTGTGTACTATTAACCCTTATCCGCCTTATTGGGGTCTATTGGGGCTTATCCTCCCGTAGCTCTCCGCGAATACTCCGATAGCTCTCCACCATATAAAGTTGGGCGGAAAGTTTTCGCCCAGAATAAGTATATATACATCAGAAGGTTAAGGCTGTTTGTGTTATAATTTATGTTCAATTACTGGAGATATTTATGACGACCGGACGACACTGGAGTGATTGCGCTCAACATAATATGCCAGCCATGCCAAACGGCCCTTGTGATTGTGGGGCTGATGCCCCTGATCCAGCAGAGCCAAAAGGGATGATTGAGGTATTCCTAGAGGCGACCGAGGTAAATTTAATCGGCAACCTGCTAGCGAATATCAGGAAAGAAGTACCAGAGGGCCTTGATCCTACATTTTACCATACCTTAAACTATAAAAAAGAATGTGAGCTAAAAGGCATGGCCGACGAACTAGCAGAAAAACTGGGGATAGGTTAATGGGTGATGTCGTTACTTTAGTGCAGCCGGATGATTTCAAAGGTTGCACGTATTTCGACACTAGACACAATCATATCGGTTTAAAGATGCGCGATGACTCTTTGGGAATACTTAGGGAGCCAGAAGGCAAGTTTAGATTTGTCCTGAATGGCAATTCAAACCTATATAGCCGAGAGGAATTAGCAGAATTTATCCACACAGCCTCAGTTTTAATTGACGATGAACAGCGATGGATGCCAGAAGGTAAGCTTGTAGCCTGTAATTACTTTGATTAACAGCCCCTTATTCAATAGAGAGAATATAATGACTAGATGGCAAAAGAAATCAGCCGAACTTGAAGCAAAAGTGAGAGAAGGGGTTCGGCTCCTTAAGATTGAAGATCCTGAGAAGTACCAGCAGTTAGTTGACGCCAGTCAGGCACTGTATGACGGCTTTGTGCGCATGAGATTTGAAGAGGCTAAAGGCTTATGAAATACACATCATGCAAGATAGGGCACGGTAAGGATGGATGGGAAGATCGTTAAATATGAATCTTATTAAACGAACTATTACCCATTGTCTTCAAAGCTTTGGAAAGACGCTCATCAGAACTTTTACCGGCCTCTATCAGCTCGTTAATCCAATCCTTAACCAATCCATCCTCCATATCATTTAAAGCCTCAGAGCGCGCCACATGGAGCTTAACACCCGCTACCGCCTTATCCAGAAACTCTTTGCTGAATGTATTTGCCATTTTTGTGGCCTCTTATAAGAGTGATTAAACATCAAAACCAAGGCACGTAGCACAACCTACCGGCGAGTCTGGATGCCCTGAAGCAGCGTGCAAATCATCAATATCAAAGATTCCCTTGCACCCCATACAGCGAGCTTTACCATCAGGAACACCGGAAAATACATCGTCAATCATACTTCCGATATTGTTATTCATCCTTTCAATTGGGTCTGGAATATACATTTTACATGCCTCTTTAGTGGTGATAGGTGTTATGATTAATCCGATTGAGATAGCGCATCAAGAGCCACACAGCCAGATTTACCCGTTATCCATGCCACATCAGTACCAAAATTATTAGGCTCTGGCTGGATAGTCTTAATTATATGCTGGGTGCTAGTGATAGGCCCTTGCGGGTTGATAATAGAGTGATAATTAACTACATCGCCACACTTAAAACCTTTTATTTCTTTCATTCTATTTAACCTCTTTTATCTGTTTAACCCCTTACTGCACTATAAGCCCAGGGATAGTTGATTAATGGTGGATGGATTAACCTGGGTAGCTGATTCAAATACATGTAAGCCAAGGTCTGGATGAACGCAATTCCTTAATAGTTTATCCGTTCGGTCTTGGAACTCGTAACCATCGATATTAATACCCAGCACCCGCTGCCAGTCTTCGCGCTTACCGCCCTGAATATCCACGTTATCGGATTCAAAATAGCCAATATGGTAATTAGCCCAAAAGTAATGCCGGTCAAGAATAGCAGCCGGTTTCCGTAATTCTTCATAGTATGGCTCGACATTCTCAACCACCCATTGACCATCAAAGAATTTCTCTAAGAATATAATTTCCTGATATAATCCAAGCTCTGGATATTCCGGGGGATAACGACCACCCTTAGACGCCCAATACCTGGGCCTTGAATGAGTTGGGCAAGGATAGGAAGACCAGATAGAATCGAACTCCCGGTAATGATCGAGCAAATATTGATGGGCATCACCAACAACTACAGTATCCTGGGGGTATTGATCTTGATAGAATTGGGCAATATCTTCACGATACTCAACGGCAGTAACTTCGACATAATCTGGCCATTTCTTACGATTGCCTCCAAGACCACTGTATAAATTCAGAACCTTCATACCACCCACCAGCTAATAATCCACACCACAACCCCACATACACCCGCATAGACGATTAACCCTAAAGTTCCGCTATTTGTACACCAATCTGTGAAAAGCCAGTATTTAGCCCTTACAGCGTCCCAGTGAGCAATAAGGATGCCAGATAGGCCGAATAGGAATAGATAACCGAGAGTTGTCATTGTTTGATCATCCCGTGGTTTGGGTGGTATCCGTACTTCTTCTCCGCTTCTTTCCTTGCTTTTATCGCGTCATCAATCAGGTCGAAATGCCCAAGACTTACCTTTTTCCCCTTCACTCCTATTATTGCGTACCACTTACCGGAAGGCTTGCAGAGATAAACCCCGGAATGCCCGCTGCTATTATTTAACTGTAACGGTCTGTTTCTCGTATTTTCGCTTTCTGTGACGTTCCGAAGATTTGACATCCTATTATTTGTTCCGTCGCCGTCGATATGATCAATAATCAGCGGCCACTCCCCGTGAACATACAGCCATGCAAGTCGGTGAGCCTTATAAGCAAAGCCATTAACTCGAATGTCTATATATTTTGTTCTGCCGCGCTGGGGAATTACAATCCATCCGGCCTCAAGCCCCTTAACTTTTCTAGTGCCTCTATTCATCAGCCATACAAGAGCACCAGTGTTTTCGTTATAAGAAAAAATGGCCTTTAGTTCCTGCTGACTGATCGCTTTTTCTTTGCGATTGTCTCTAGTCCATTTATCACCCATATTCTATTCCCTCTCTTGTGTGGATAACATGGCTTTAATGGCGCAGGTTAACGCATAGGTTTTTGGATAGCTTTTACCGCTACGCCCTAACCCTGATGCCAAGCTCGCCGCAGTGAATGCATAATTAAAGGCGTCCTGCTCAGCCTCTGTAGGATTGGCAGAAATCAATACTTTGCCCTCGAATGCTTCATTGATAAGTGCCTCGACATCAGTTAACAAAACAACCACATTCCAGTTATCTGCATCAAAGCTCTTTGCTTCAAGCTTCTTGATTAGCTCATTCACTGGGGAGCACTCCAAGATAGTGATAGCGTAAGTCGTCCTTATCTGATAAGTAACGGGCCCTTATTGATTCAAGTCGTTTGCCGTTATCGATCATGGCAGCCTTCATCATTGGCACACTTTTACTTCTCTCTGCCTTGCGCCACCCTATCCGGTATTGATGGCTACTTTCATTGCATCGAATGCAGTATTCGCGATGAGTAATAAACAGCATTATAAAATATTTGATTCGTTTCATTCGGCTTTCTCCATGGTATAATTACTTCTTAAACAAGCTGATTAGTTTGGGTTCTGACACTTCGACATCTTCAATAGGCGGAAGGTTTTTAACTTCGCCGGTTGATACAGCAATTAAAGCTCTAGCCATTAGATCGGTTTCAAAGCTGGCTGACAGAACGTTCATTATTTTATTGGGTAGCTCGGCCTTCATCTCTACGCTCATCTTGTCGAAATCAACACAATGCAGAGCATTCAAGACTTTGTAATCAGGATGAGATCTAGGATTAGTCCCGATTAAATTGGCAAGCTTATCGACATCGCATATAGAGAAATGCCCGCTATCATTAAGCATTTTATCCAGCGCTATTCGTATTGTTTCTTGTTTAAATTCGTCCATTCTGCTCATTCCTCTCTGTATTACTATAGGTGTTAATCAATAGGGGCAAATTCCCACCAGTCTTTCACTGCTCCATATTCAATTAATTCATCTATGGCATTATCAAGATTAGGATTTCCGTAAGACCTTTTTTGTTGTGCAGCTTCACGTTTTCTATAACGCTTTAGCTTCTTGATCATGCTTTCAATAGCGGGCTTATCTTCTTCAGTGATTGGTGCTAGTGCCATTGTATTAGTCCTTATAGTTAGATAGATTAAGCAGGGTTAAGATTCATTCCAGAACTATAAAAAACATGCCATACAAGGCCGCTATCCATAAGTACTGAATCAAGATAGTGATAGCCGTACATGTCCAATTCATGCCCCGTGCCTACAATTACAATCTGGCCGGTCATGTTTTCCGAGTAGGTATCAACTTGCGCCCACAAAAATAGCGAACCGTTTTGCTCAGCAACTTTAAGGATCGTGTGATCTTCTGGCAGTGTAAATTCCTGAGTGCCGGTAATGTCTAGTGGGTATTTGTAGATTACTTGCATAATTTAATTCCTTGTTGTTGATTAGTTGCCTTGATGCGGTCACAGGTTTTAGTGAATTGGCACCTTTTCACTCTTGGTTTAACGTAATGGTCAGCATTGTTTCTTGGCCACTTCATAATCAAATCTTCTCGTAGCGGTATTTAATAGCTCTAACCGGCCTTAGCTTCATTTTCTTTAGTATCTTTGTGCCCGGTAATTCGCGAGCGCAAATGACGTTATCGATAAAGGCTCTGGTGACATCGAAATGTTTAGCTGCTGACTTACTACCACCTAGACGCTTAACTTCTTTCTCGAAGTTTTTTAGAAACTGTTTGGTTGAAATACTCTTATCTTTCATAAAGTGCTCTCCTGTAGATTCGAATACTATACTAAAAGCAATATCCAAGCAAGGACTAAACCTAAATTAATTTCGTATAAGTACTTGCATTAGTTTTTAAATGGGTATACCATCTATCTCAACACTAACGCAATAACTCAAACCAAAGGATACGATTATGAATAGCAAGAAAGCAAAACTACTACGCAGAATGGCCCGCTCATCAACTGACCCCTATGTCTGAGGACAGCCGCTTGTCTGTGATGGTCGAAACAAGCCCACTACCCGCTTAATTGCGGGCAAGTCGGTAGTAACTATTGGAGAATAAAATGATTAAGCAGCATCAAGTAAAAACAGACATCGACGCAGAAATTGACGACTGGAAACGTAGCGAAGAGTTTGACAATCTTCCTCACGGTGAAGAGCTATTGGCAGACTTTGAAGATGAGCGGAAGGGGTATAGAGATGAAGCTTGAAATTGATCCAGTCTGTGAGGCAAAGATACGCCGCTACCAAGAAATAATTGATCACGGCAACGTAGAAGATGACGGTATTTACAAAGAGCTTTGCGAGGCCGCGTTACTTGTTGCCGGGTCAGTGGGGGCAAAACTTTCATCACATGATATGCATAAACGCATGGGGCTAGAGAATGAATAGCGACGAGTATCTAAAAGGGATGCGTGATTGTAAAGACGGTATTCCTCATCAGCCTGGAATGTCACAAGATTATAACGATGGCTATGCGGCTGAATATGAGCGCCAAGAAGTACTAACTGTAATGAGTGATTGGGGAATGCTATGCCAGTAAATATACACGGTAAAGAATATATGACGGTTGCGGAAAGGATTAACGACTTTCGCAACGAGCACAAGGACTGGACAATTGACACTGATTTAATCAGCAATGCAGACCTGATAGTGATTAAAGCCACTATTCACAATGAAGCAGGCCATCAGGTAGGCTCAGGCTACGCAGAAGAGGAAAGGGGGTCAACTAACATCAACAAGACCTCAGCCCTTGAGAATTGCGAAACATCAGCCATAGGGCGCGCATTAGCCTCCTGCGGGTATGGTGGCACACAGTATGCATCAGCCAATGAAGTAGGCGACGCCATTGTTAATCAGGTAAAGCTGGAAGTATCGGAGTTCTTTATTGCTCACAACGCCAAAGTAATGGAGCATATCAACACTATTCAGGCTATGAAGTTTGCTTTTGACTCTGGCACATCGAGTGAAAATTTAAGCGTTGCGGCTGAAGCATGGGCAGAACTGTCTGAAGATGATCAGCGTGTTTTATGGGTTGCGCCCTCAAAGGGTGGAATGTTCACCACTAAAGAGCGTGAAATTATCAAATCAACTGAATTTAGGATGGCTCACAATGCTAATCAGTGAATGTTGCGGCGCAGAAGCCGGAGAGTATGAAGATGTGGGTATATGCCCTGATTGCAAGGAGCATTGTTCATGGGTTGATGATGAGGAAGAAGAAGTATGAACGTAGCACCCGAAGCCGAAGCGATAATGAAGTCTATGCCTGGGTCTTATAAAATACAGAGCGAGATTACTGAGTCAATGTGGGTGAATCTTCAGATATTCTGCACAGAGGCACAGACTAAACTTATCAATCGACACTTACTCACTATGTCCATTGAGGATCGTCGCAGAGCCGAATTAGTTAAGACCGGTAAGTATAAAGGCCAGAATGTGAATAAGCGATAATGGTGACGGCTCAGCAAGCAACAGGGGCTGATGGATTACTTTTAACCGAGTTTTGGATGGAGTGTATTGAGATGGGTGAAAGAGGTCATGGTGTTGAGCATGTTGAAGGGTCACACACAGACACGGGAGAAGGTAAAGGTAATGGCGGCTACAGCAACAAGAAAGACCGCCTATCTAGCGAGTCAGCAATTAAACGCCAAAGATTGATTGATAGTTTTTGGTCAACTAGTAACGGTCTCGGCACCCCGAATCCCGAGGTGGGTGCTACTAGCGGGGAAGGTTGTATTTAATATAACTTCCTCGCATCTTTAAACTTGGAGAATAGAATGAAAGCGAACATAGAAGTTGATATAAATTCTGAAGATATTAATTGGGCATTAAAAGAAGTTGTCGAGGAAAATTATGCCGCGCCTATTCGGGACATAGTAAAAGATGAGGCTAAAAACTTAGTTCAGAAAAAAGTCCCTGAGATACTTGACCCTATTATCCATGATTTTTTTACTAATGGCGAGCTTGATTTTATTCAAGGCTACAACAATCACAGAGTCAGTAAATCAGTAGAGGACGGACTTAAAAGGGTGGTTACGGATTACTTTAACGAATCTGTTTTTTCGTACAGCGCAGAGGCAAAAGAGCTAAAAGAACGCTGGCATAAAAGCAGTGATAAATACGGCAAAACAAGGATAGATGCTTATCTTGGATCGCTAGTGTCTCACCACCTAAACACCACAATAATGAGTCGGCTAGAGAAGAGGGTTGATGAAAAACTAAATAAGCTGCTCTCTAACCCTGAATTTATGGACTCCTTAGTTGGTGACAAGGTTACTAAAATTAAGAGGGCGCTGGCAGGATAATGAAAACCGTACTCCATAAAATGCCTTATCAAGATGTTCCTAAAGACTATCAGGGCTCTGTATTCCTCCCTGTAATGGATGATTGCGATAAGGTGCCAATGGGTGAGGTAATGGCCGATATCAAGTCTAAGCGCAATCCAGGCAACCACAAGCGCTTCTTTGCCTTTGTTAACCAATCTTTTGATATGCAGGATGAGTTTGATAACACTGAAATATGGCGTAAGTATATCACAATGAAGGCCGGTTTTTTCGATGAGGTGGTAACGGCTAAAGGGGTTCAGTACTGGCCCAAGTCTATAAGCTGGGATGAGCTTGACGAAATAGAGTTCAGGGATTTATTCAGCCGGGTTACTAATGCGTTCATCCGATATTACGGGCAAGGTTTAAACGAAATACAGATTAATTCAATATTGGAGTTTTAAAATGTTAAAGAAAGAATTGCAGGAACAGCTAGACGCGGCGCACGACCTTATTGGAGCGCTCAGAACAGAGGCCAATGTTAGCAGGGATTTAATAAAGAGCGCTGCTGAAAAGGCAGGAGAGCATAGAAGGCTGGTTAAGCATGTTGACAGCACTAAAACAGCTATTGCCTCCATAGTAATGGTTAATTGTGCCGATCAGATTGACTGGGAGGAAAAGCATAAATATATCGACCCTAATTCGGATGAGGGAATGATGCTCCCCGAGCCACCAGAATCAACGGAACTGTATAGATCGCTACGCCATATTGAAAAGATATTGAACAGACCAATTACCGAGCAAGAGACAGATACACGTTTCCGCTATTAGTGTTATAATTGGGCCTACCTAGCTCATACTAGGCACACCACTTCCATCAAAAGCTGCAAAGGAGCCTAAGATGACGAATACAGATAATACTACAAAACCCGAGTTATTGCCTTGCCCATTCTGTGCCGAGGATAAAGAGCTGCACATTGTAACTAACAGTGTTGATGGGTTCACTATGCAGTGTCTAACCTGCGGATCAGAAGGCCCTTCCGAGTCAAGCGAATCTGAAGCTGTCACGTATTGGAATCGCAGACCATGAACGCTAAGCCCAAACTAAAGAAGTGCAAAATGTGTCCTACACGCTTTGAGGTATGGAGCAGCACGACTCAAGTTTGTTCACCACAATGCGCTATAGAGTTTGCCAGAGTAAAGGCTGCGAAGAAAGAGAAGAAGCAGCACCGCGAAGCTAAAAGGAAATTGAAAAATGAAGATAGACCATTCCAGCTTAAAAAAACTCAAACGCTTTTCAATAATTATGTCCGTCTGCGAGATTGCAATGATCTTTGTATTAGTTGCGGTCGGTTACACAATGGCCAGTACCACGCTGGACATTATAGATCAGTGGGGAGCTGTCCTGAGCTCAGATTCTGTGACGATAACTGTCACAAGCAGTGCTCCCCCTGCAATAATTATCTTAGTGGAAATCTTATCCCTTATCGGGTTAATTTGCTTAATAAAATTGGTTTGGAAAAAGTTGGCTGGATAGAAGGCCCGCACGAACCTAAACGATACACCATCCAAGAATTAAAAGAGCTGCAAGTTAAGTATAGCAAACTGATTAAACAACTGGAGCAAGAACAATGAAATTAGTACCAGCATTCAACTGTGAGTTTAACCTGAAGAAAGGCGGCAAGTTAACAATAGTAGCTACGGATGATTTCACCGTTAGCGACTGCGTTAGAACATTTCGGATGGCAATGCTTCACGCAAAATGGAAGAAGATTAAGAAGCCTATTAAGTGGCGCCTTATCCCTACCCTAAGTTAGGAGTAACGATCATGGCTGGCATGAACCGAGAAGACGCAGAAATAATGCTTAAGAAGTTTATTAGGTATGACAAGGATTATGAATTAACCGGCCTGTACAAGGAGTGCAAAGGAGAATTGGTCTGGAATTGTAAACTCTGCGTAGAGTCCGAGTTCATGTGTGAGCGCTCTTTTAGTAACTGGATGGCTAAATGGGACTGGCTGGAGAAAACGGGCAATACTAGAAATAAGACCGTAAAATATAGGCGCAAGGAGCACAAAAGAAAGAGTCGAGATTGTAGCGGTTGGCAAAGGTTCTACAACTGGGGGAGAGATCACACATGGCTCCGGTAGTCAGTATTGAAATGTCAGAAGATAGGCGCACAATGCTAGAAACAATTAAAGCTTATGAAGACCAATTAAAAAAGGTTCAGAGTCAAGTCGATGCGCTTGAGTTTGGTTTAGGTGTATTAAGAAGAGTGGTTAAAGAGGGGTTAGATTGATGAGCATATTCGACTTTTTAAAATCAGCGCCAAAGGTTGTGGATAACGTATTCGATAAAGACAAGGGTCTACTTACTCAGGTTGGTCAATGGGTGGGTCATCAGCAATATACCGAGGAAGAAAAGGCCCTACATGATGCCGATATGGGAAAGAATGTCAGAGCTTTTGCAATTGCAACAATGGACGGTAGCACTGAAAGAAGTAAGGCGCGCAGAGAGCTTGCTATAGCCTGGATCAATATGCAGATATGGCTTATTAAGCTGCAAGTTCTTTTCTTTGCTATCGATAAATTCAACGCTGCCATTGGTGCTCAAAACTTGAATCTATCTCGCGACTTTTCCGAGATTGCATTCTCTCAACTTATATGGGCCGTTACTTCTGGAATCGCCTTGTTCTTCTGGGGAAGCCACACATTAAGAAGCAGTAAGTTTAGTAGGTGATAGCCTGGTTTTTATTGGGCGTAGTAACAGGAATGATATTAACTCTATTGATAGCTAAAGGAATACAGTCATGGATACACCGAGAAGGCGTAAAGATTTCAAGGGGCGGAAAGAAGTAGAAGAAAGGGAGATTATGCGGATGCTAGTGCAGAATGATTTAATCATTTTTAGTGTCGCAGCGTTTTTGGCAATCATGGTTTATTGTTTAATTTAAAGGGGTAAGAAATGACAAAAATAAGCGAACACTTTGATCGAGATGAGTTCCGCTGCAAGGGCGAAAACTGCCACCCTTCTGGGACTGGTAATTGTGGATTCGACACAGTAGACGTAGGGCTTGTGAACCTACTGGAGCGCATCAGGCAGCACTTTGACAAACCTGTGATAATTAACTCAGGCTGTCGGTGTATGGCTCACAACGAGCGTGAAGGGGGTTCTCGTAACTCCCAACATGTAAAGGGTAGAGCTGCGGATATTGTGGTTGTTGGTATTGAGCCTGATGATGTTGCTGATTACGCCTATAGTATCGCAGCTGGTGGCGTGGGTAGATACAATAATTTCTCACATATCGACAGCCGTTCTAATGGGCCTGCGGGCTGGAGTGGTAATTATTAAGGAGAAAGTTATGACAAGTATGAAAGGCATGGAAAGGACGGGCGTCAAGGCGGGAGTTGACGACATATTGCTAGCAAATGACTTTGCATATTATGACGATTGGGAGTATGGCCCGATGTCTGGATGGAGTTCGGACTGGGAACATTACACCCTCAAGTTGATGAGGCATGATTTTGGTTACTGGCTGATCCTTTCTGCTCACTCAGGCGGAGAAAACAAAACGTTTAATGTGGGCTCATCCAATGACGCCGAACAAATAATTTCAATAAGGGATTCATTGGCAAAGCTATTTTAACATCGATAACTAATAAGGTGAAGTATTGACGCCAAACTACAGCAGCAAGCCAAAGATCATAAGGCATTGTGCGACAAGGACAGCACTCTATTCTGCGTTGATTGTGGCTCGGCGGAGAATCTGGAGTCCGACCACATACTGCCTAAATCTAAATATCCACACTTGCAGCTCAAGACGTGGAATCTATGCATTAGATGCAAGGCGTGTAATGGCGTCAAATCAGCCAAAGTCTATAAGGACTGGCGAACGGTTAAAGTCATACTTAGAAGCCGCTGGCGGGGCTGTCTGTGGCTCGCAGCACTACACACAATCATAGCTACTGGAGTTTATTATGGAATTTATCTTAGCACTTAAGGCATTGACGATTGTTGAGTGGGGCTTAGGAATTTGTCTGATAGTTATTAGCAGGCTCTGGTATAAATATGCCCAGCTAGACAAGATCGTTTTACTGATTGCCGATAGAAGCCACCGAGATATTATTGAAATAACCTCTGACGGCAACTATCGACCCAAACAACCACTTAATAAACCGCGCACTTAATAGAGATGTTTAAGCATAAGTAACACTTTTCCAGGCTGTGAATGTTGGCGATGAGCCTGTTGCGGTAACGACACGATGCCAGCGGGTAAGTGCATCGGCTGTTACAACTGCGGTGACGCCCGAGCCAACATTCACATTGCCATCAGCACCGGTAAAGGGGGCATTCGTGTTCACTTGTGTACCGTGAACAAAGTCACTACCTATATGAATCCTATCAAAATCAAACACCCATTGAACACGCTCGATCATTGTCTTATTACCCCCAACTACAAAATTACTCTGGAGGCTAAAAGACGCGCCTAATGGGAATACTTGTCTATTTAGACCTGTGGAGGTATCAATGTTTTGATTGTCCGTAATGCTGACAAATAAGTTAGCCCAGTTCTGATCTAAAACAGCCTCGAATAAAGAATCTGTCTTAATCTCTATAGTATTATCGTGGATAACATAGAATCCCTCGTTAAAGTCCCCCGTATCACCGTCATGCAAAACCATTAAGTTACTTTGGGCGAAATCATTATCATGCACATTGACTGAGTTATCCCCGTTAGTCATTTTTGATATGATAATTTGCTGCCATTTAGTGCCGGCTATAAGGACATTCCCCGAGCACATAGACGTTTGACGATCGACATCTTTAACATTCGAGAAGCGAGCATAAGCGTTTGATACAGATCCGGCACCTTGAGCCGTTATACCTGTGCCAAAAATAACGAGGTTATTCGTGCAAATTCCACCACCGTTCTGGAAGTCTGCAAAGCGCCAGTTAATAATTAATACTTCGTTGTTACTAGTGACAGAGCGGTTATTGTTGACCGTTGTATTCGTGTGTTGAGATTTAATACACCGGCCCTTACAGTCTTTGAAGTCGTTGTTATCGATAGTCACTTTGCCACTGTCTAAAGCTGTTGGTGTACCATTCTGAGCGCCAAATACGACTATACCGTCAGCATCATCATCCGCTGGTGAAAATGGCGAACTTATACCTTCAATAGTGTTCTGGGTAATAGTCACAATACCGGTAGCATTAAACACACCAATTCCGACTGAGCTAATGTTAGTGGGATTAACCTGAGTTCTCGTTATATTGGTAGTTGAACATCTTTTTATACTGATGTTGTTAGCGCCTGCATCCACTCGTATCCCAGCTGTAGTGGTGATACTGGCCAGGTTAGCGTTGTCTAAATTATCAACAATGACATTGTGAACAGTAATCTCTTCTAAAGTGTGATTGCTTGCGGAGGAGTCATTAATTCTAAGACCGACGGCGAACTCGGCATTACCGTTAATAGTGACGCCTGTTACCTCAATTCTGCCAATAGTAGAGGCATCGGCAGGTTTGAGGAGCATCGCAAAAAATTGCTCGCTGGATGGATTACAGTTGATCGTCATCCCATTACCAGTAAGAACAAAATCATCGGTTAAGTCAGTGGCAGTGACTAATCCGTTACCTGTGTATAAGTAAGTGCCTTTGTCTCCCGTTAGCGGAGCTGTTTGGCCATAAGCAAACCAGGCCTCCAAGGCTACAGTGTCATCGGTTACGCCATCACCCACACCGCCGAAGTCCTTAATATTGGCTACAGCAGACAGTTTAGTCTCTACATCGGTTAATGTTGATCCTGTAAAAGGGGGGTCGTAAGTAATTACGCTCGAATCTGTAGGGCTTCCAGTAACCGTTAAATCAATATTCTCCAATCCCGTTAGGTCAGATTTCCACCGCAGAAAGTTAAGCTGTAATGGAGATGGCAGCGTTAAGCTTGAGGCATTCTGCACCGACTCTTGGAAGGCTAAAGTTCTACCCGCCTTATCCGAGGTTTGTTTGGCAATAGAGACAACTCTGTCAAAATCGTCATTCACTGTATCAGGAAGAAAGTCACCGCTGTTTTGGTAGTCTGTGGTTCTATCTTCTACAATACTTGAAACAATAGTGACAAGATCCCCGGAGGTAGCGCCGGAATCAAGTGTAATAAAGCCACCAATAGGATTGCCGATAGTACCCACATCAACGGTATAAGCCGTGGTTAAGTCGGTTGAGTCGTTAGCTTCCTGTCCAGCCGGCGTGATGTAAACGTTTAAATCATTGGCCGTGAATATCAGGAAGGTATAGTTAAATACCGTCTGTGCTGCGGAAGCTGTAAATTCATCCCTTACGGGTAGGCTGGTTACTGTCATAATCCTGCACCTATATCTTCTTCTAAAGTGTTGAGTAATTGGCGGATATAAAATAAATTCTGGCCAGGCAATAACTTCCTAACTCTTCGTAAATCAGATTCTGTAAACTCACCCTGGGCAATGGCACCGGTTACAGCGTTTAAATCCTCAATCGTGCCAGCCGTTGGGCCAAATACAGCACCGAGAATGTTACGACTTGCATACCGGGACATAGGGGGAGCACCAATAGCCCTATTCATTCCAACCTCTCCCCGAGTCATTTTTTCTACAATATTGTTGATGTCCCAAAAATAGCCAAATCCTCCTGACCGGTCTAATGACTCAACAATTAATTTAGCAGGGTCAGAACTTATCTCGCGACCGGCGACAAACTCTTTCGCCCCATACGCCGCCGTTCCAAAAGCCACCGATAACAAGAAGCCGTTTAGGGCCTCAGCATCTCTGTATTGTAAATCAGCCACTAATATTTTGTTGTGAGCACTCGCGGCAAACGTTTTAAACTGAAAGATTAACTTACCCGTTTCCGAGCTTGTCCATAAAGGTTTCTCCCCTAAGCCTGGGGTAACTATAGTCCTGTCTACATCCTTAAGTACAGCCGCCCTAAAGACCTCTAAGGCATCGTGATTATCCCACAAATGCCCATTGGAAAGATTTAAACTCCCGGTATCCCCGTGTTTCTGAAACTGTTTAGCAATCGCTTTGGCCTGGCTCTCACCTATTCCAGACGCTGCAAGGCGCGTAATCATCGATTTAGACGCCTTACCCTCGGATAACTTAACAACACCGGCCAATATTCTGTCCTGCGTTATGACCCCTGAGAATGTCTTTAAGGCACTGTTCCATTGTGACATTAACGTCATTTTGCCAAAGGCGTCGGACATCTGTCTCAATCCACGTTCAAACTGAGTCCCTTTATTGTAAATATCGGTTAATTCGGCCATTGAAGCCGCGCGACCATTTAACACCATATCCAAACCCACAGCCGCTCGCCGGGCTTCATCTTTAGCCATTTTAAACGTTTTGGGGCTAGTGGCTAAGGTCATTAATCCACGGGATACAGGCCTTAAACCATTCACTGCAATAGGCCTGGCAAGATCAGGAATAGCGCTTAAGGTCATACCGCCCAGCATACGGACAAAGTTAGCATCCCTCAACACACGTCCGGCGCGAACAAAAAAGCTGTTAGGATCTTCAGGTGTACGGTACGAACCCCTTAATCTATCTCGCATCGCGCTGATATCAATCTGATCACGTTCCAATCTGTTGGTTAATGCCGTCCGCTCTTTCTCCGTTTTGGCCTTATCGATTAATTCAGTATAACTCGACGCAATATCTTCTAATTCCTGCTCCATATCCGCCTTACCATACAATCGAGTTAATTCGACATCAGGGGCCATGGTTCTTTTATACTGCCTGGCAACAATATCAATATCCGATTCTAAAAAGTCTTCGATTAAACGATCGGGGATATTAAAGGTTCGCTCTTTCAAAGGGCCTCGAACATTGGGGATAATTTCATAAGGAACCCGTCCAGCGGCTATACCCATAATATTATTGGTAATATCTTCTGCGATGTGTTTGATTTCTAATTCAGTCAAAGCCGCTTCGGCCACCTCTGTGGCGTTGGGTTTTTCAGCTAATAATGCAGTGGCTTTATTACGTGTTAGCCAGCTTTCGACAATTCCATTCCATTCGGGACGCTTGGCCGCTATCTTTTTGGTGTTGTAAACCCGTGTTAAATAAGAGGTTGCTGTACTCACTTCGACACCAGGGGGTAATAACTTCTCTCTAATCGCCGCCTCTTTCAACGGATCAAACACATTTTTACGGAAAGACTCGGCGGCTTGCTGGACTTCGGGGATTTCCGAGACATCGCCACGCCTCGCGACTCTACCTACTTCCTCCCTAAATTCTTTGGGTGATAGTTTGCCGGCCTTATTCCTCATGACATAATCGTTAATAATTCTTGAAGTAGTGCCTTTACCCCCTCGATACGCCGTATAAAATTTATCCAAGTCTTTTAATCCCTGGTATAAGCCAGCATCCCACATCTTGATTCTTGTTTCGGCGCTTCCTCCCTCGGGAATAGTGGCTTTACCGTCTACATTCGCTTGTTTTACTGTGGCAGATTCCATCATATCCGCCGATAATTGACGGGTTTTAACAGAAGGTGAGCTCTCAGCCCTTAACAACGGACTGACCCCCATAGTCTCAAGACCGCCAACAGAAACCGGTTTTAATTCTGCTTTCGATAAGCTCACGGATTCAGCCGCGCTTAAAGATTTAGTATTACCTGGGACAATAAGCGTATCAGTATCGGACATCACATCGTCTAACTTCTTGGAAATCGTATTAATCTCTGCCGTACTAAGACTTTTAGCCACACCACCCAAAATACCACTTAAGACCGTCGCACCCCCAATCGCTAACATTGAGTCAGTTCCAGTACGAGTTTCCTGAAATGACTGTTTAACCGCTTCGGCGGGTATCTCTGAAATCCCACCAATGGCCGCTAATCGTGCTGCTGACTGACCCACACTGGTTGATGACCTGATAGCCGCACCACCGGGAATCGCTAGCAGGGGCCAGTAGAGAGGGTCTGTGGCGCCTGCGGCGACTTGAGCCACAAAACCCGTCACTCCTCCGGCATCCAAAGTATTCTTGTCTTGTAATTCCTGATCGATACGGGTTTTCACCATCGACATTTCAGAAGAGGATTCTACATCAATGAAATTCTCAGCCCATAATTCATACCCTTTTATCACATCGGGTTGATAGGGGTCGAAACCCTCTTCAGGCTCGAATTGATTAAACCCAAACCCATTAGAAGCCGCAGAAACAAGGGAGTTTTCTATTCTAAAGCCCGCGCCAAAGACTTCGCCGACCGAAGGCTTAATAGCGTCAATCTCTGGGGAGTCGGGTAATTGCTGAATAGTCCCGGGGGTAGTCTCAGAGATCAAAGGCATTACGCGCCTCCTGAGCCTCTAAGGCGTTGATTTTATTAGATGCTTGCATGTTCCTGATCGCTATATCGATTTCGGTTCTACCTGCTTCACTTTTTAAGAAATCGGCTCTTTCATTGAAGGGGATAAATTCATTGCCCAATACTCTCACTTGAATACCGCGTCGAATCTGATTGGCGCGTCTTTCAAGGTTTATCTTCCTTTGCTTCTTGGACTTTTCTAGCTTGCGACCTGGTGCACCGACTAATTCTTTGTAGTCTTCCGTCGCTTTGTAGTCAGGTTTATAGCGCATCAAAGCATTATTCTCATCGCGCATAGGTTGTAAAATACCGCTCTCATCCTGCACTAAAACGGGGTAACTGGGACGTGACTCTCTCGCCACTGAGTTGTCTGTCGCAATAATCGCACCCTCGGCGCCAATAACTTCCATTTCTTCATTAAATTGGTCTTCAATCCAATTCGAATTAATACCGGGGATGTTATACATCACCTCGGGGGCGTATTTCATAAACCGCTTAGGGCCACCGGTTTCAGTGACTGACCAAACAGATTTAGTGGATTGAAAGGCTAATTTCTGGGATTGCTCGACATTACCCCCGGTCATATTCATAAACCGACCAAAAGAGTTACGAAAATCCCCGTCCATAGCCGCCGGCACATCCGGTACTAGGGAAAATATACCCGTATCAAACCCTCCCTGGTCAAGGTCTTGATTGGCCATGTTCTGTAAATTGCCGGTTAGCTCTTTACTCACTGACTGTGCTTGTAGTCGGATCGTGTCTTTCTCGGTATCCGTCAGGCCAAAAGTTGTCTTTCTGGCTTGCTCCAAAGCGACATCGGCATCAATGCCCGCGCGTATAGCATCGGAGACTTGTAAACTTATTGCTCTTGATTCCTGGGGAATGTCTTTTAAACTGGCCGGCGAAGTCTCTTGAACCCTTGATAAATAATCCGACATCAAGCCAACTTGCTCCGCCGTACCAGAACGCATAGCCGCGTTGACATTGGAAACCATCTGGTTAGGGACTAATCCGGTATTCTCAGTAAATTCCACATTGTTATTAATCTGATCTTGAGCCGGTAAACCCTCCCACTCTTGAGAAACTTGTTCATACGCTAAATTAACATCTTCTCTGTCTTCACTGTCTGAAGGATCGGCAGGGATAGCAGGATCGAGGAACAATAACCCTCTTGACGTTTTAGCCGCTGCTTTAGCCGCTTCTGCATTCGCTTTTAAATCAAGCTTCTGGCGCTGGATCTTGCGGTTAATCTTTTTCTGCTCTTGAGAGACAAATTTATCCCATTCATCCGGGGTAAATCCTTTCGGTGCTTTTAAACTGTCGAGCTGATCCATTGCCGCCAGAGGCCCTTCACCGTCAAAGGTTCTTGATAATTCACCCGAGAAATGCGCCTCCCGCTCTTCCAGTTGAACATTTCTAATACGGATTGACTTTTGTTCGTCGTTTAAGTCTGTACGATTGTTAATCGAATCAATAGAAAAGGCTAAATTAATCCCTGCTTGTTCGACATCCCCTTCAAAGGCTGACGTTTGAGCAAGTCGGCTTCTTTCTGTGGCGTTAATCGCCTGGTCTTGATTGGCTTGGTCAGTGATCGCTTTCGCTTGCGATGCCTGAATCTTGGGCCTGAAGCGGGAAATCATCGAATCAATCGATAAAGCGACAGCCGATTTTGCCGACGGATCAACATTGTCCATCACGCCTTTGGCATAAGCATTCACGGCATCATTAAAGCCCATTAGATTCTGGGCGTTATCGTTGGCAATTGTGGTGATTTGCTCGATGTTGTCATTGTCTAATGATTTTAAATACCCTTCTCTGGCTGAGATATTAAAGGCTTTCTTGGAAATACCCCCAATAAAGGTTTCTTCTTTTAGCTGAAGAGGGCCACCCGCTTGCTGTTGCTCTATCCCTGCCTGGGCGCCTTGAATCTTAGCCTCCGCTATCTGCTTCTCCGCCGCCACTCCCGCCACGCCTGAAGAGAAGGCATCCAACTTCTCACTCAAAGACATTAATAGCTGGGGTTGACCGGTTGAGACAGTTTGAGGCTGAATATTAACAACGGGCTTGAAAGGCTTGGCCATTATGCCTCCGGGATTAATTGGGCAATTTGACTGGCGCCCCGAGTCAACGAGGTGCCCGCACCAATCTGGGCGAAAGTTCTAGTCGTTTGACCGCGAGCCCGGGTCGTTAGGGCAGAAATACGAGTATTGAACAAATCCCTTTCGGTAGCGGTTTGCTCGTTTTCAATCGATTGCTGCAAAATAGTTAAGGGAGAGCCCTCAAACGCCGCTATACCCGCCGCACCCGCCTGGGCATTCGCTGTAGCCAGGGCTGTGGCTAGATTCTCTTTTCGATCAGTTTCCCGCTGAGCGGCGGCTGTTTCTTCAATCTGAGCGGATAATTCAGACTCCCTAACGGCTGTCTTGCCCGCACGTATCTGACCGCCCACTGAGAACAATGTACCCGCCGCCGCTATAAGAACAGCTGCTTCAGCCATTAGACAGACACCTCCAGATAAACCGCCAAGATCGTCATGGGCATCGGTTCTTCCTGCGTAATTGATAAAGTAGCTTCAACACTCCAGCCCTGAAGAAAGATTCTTTCTAATCCTGTGTTCGGTATCGGTGCTTCAAACACATCAACCCCCATCGTCTTATCGGCAATACGCTCACCATTCACTAAAACGCCGTTGCTTTCAAACAATTCTACACCCGCTCTTACAATTCTTTTGGGTAATGCGGCATTCGGGCCATTCTGCAACGACGTATTAAGGGGCATTGTCTCAATTAAAGGGACAAAGTTTAAGCCCCCGGTAATTAAGGTTGCGGTTCGCTCAATAACGACTTGACCACCCGACACCACAAACTGACCTTGATAAGCCCCATCAGCAATAACATCTACTGTCTCGCCTTCTAAATGTCCCAACCCTGTTAATGTGTCGGTAGAAGAGGATGACGCACTCGAGTCAGTGGTTAAGGTAGTATCCTCCCTTTCGAGAAAAAAGGTATCCACGCCGCCAATGGTTCTTTTCGTGTACAAATAGAGTGTATCATCTACAACAGCTACGGATATTTGCTCACCGTCGGTAATCCATTCCGTAAAGCCCTGGACATCTTCAGAAGCCAACGTATTGTAAACCGTCATACTCCCATCAGTATTAACAATATAGGCGTAATTAGCGTCAACTGACGTGGTTCCGCGTGAAACCGCTACTTCAATCGGATCATTGATTAAATGGCTCGCTAATACTGAAATAGAACTCGAATTAAACGATTGGGCCTCATCGACAAAGAAAAAGTTTCTCACCGCCTTACCGGTTCTTTGCACAAATAACGTCAAGCCATCCACCGTAACGGGTCGTACTTTCTTTGAGCCAAAGGATGTTTGCGGAGCAATTGAAATATTCGACGGAGTAATAGGGCTCGCTTGAACAGAGAACTCTGCCCCCGAAGTAAATATTTGCAAGGTTCGATTACTGAAAAGACCGACTATAGCGTTAACCTGATCAGTATCTAAAGTAACATCGATACCCTCATCATCTCGCGCCTTTCCCTTATTGAAGTCGAAGAACTGATTAACTTTTGACCCCCATAAAGTAGAAGGCCTGAATGTCGTTCCTCCTAACCACAATCGAGCTTCGTGGAAAGTCGCGGTTTGAGGCCATCCACGTGTAGCGCTCCACACATCCTCCGTTCGGGCAACGCCTGGAGTCGTTTCTGTTACAAAGACTTCAAAGGTCACATCTTTAACAAAAATAGCGGTGAAGGTCATTAGATCCCAGTCTTTAGCGCTATCCCCTGAAAAAGTAACATCAAAAACGGTTGCTGAAAAAGCACTGACCGAGATAGAACCCTCGCCCCCTGTATTGAGTAAATTCGTTATAGCAACCCGTATATTTTCTTCATTTGTGGAATTATCCCCAGCAAAGAGAACTTCATCACTTAAAATACCCTCTAATCCTATTTTGTATCGATCACCTTCATTCTGGTTATTGAAGGTCGCTCTTTGCACTTCACTTGTCGGCGCAGGGCTGGAGGCATCGTTAAAATCAAACTGGGGCTGGTTTAAAAAAGTAACATTGCCGATAGTCCACGCTGTATCTGAAGTCCTTGAAAGCTCCTGAGATTGAACGTTAGCATGAAAGATTAAAGCGGTATCAGCGGATTGGATGTAGTCTAACTCTTTAACCTGGGCCAAGGTGTAAGGACTGACGAGGGTGGTTTGTGATACCCCATCCTTGAAGACCCTGATCTTTAAGTTGGTGAACAATAAACAGTAGTTGACCTCTGTAGAAAAGGAGAAATTAAAGGTTCTTCCGTCGTTGTCTTCGTGGATAAACTCGGTACCATTTCGACGCCTTACCCCTCCCTGTACTAAGGTAAGGACGTTCTGCATTTCTTGACCGCCAGCATAATAAGCCTGTAAATCTTTTCGACCCACTAGCCTGGGGTCTAGTTCACCGCGATTGAAAGAGCTTTGTAACTGCCATATTCTAGCCATTAAAAGCCAAAATCTCCTAAGCCACCGCTAAACCTTGCATCGGTAAAGGGTTGATCTTGTATCGGGGTTTGAGGATATTGCTGGGCATCAGCCGAATAAGCTTCAGCCATAGCCGACCTGAACTTTTGCTCATAAAGCGCATTCTTGTTCTCGTTGTCCGTCACAGATAGGGCAAACTCACTCGCCAGTTTGTAAGTGAACGCTAACACAAAGTAGGAAGGTAGCGCCGAATCAGCGGGTCTAAAGACGTAATCAATATCAATATCATTGGTATTACTGAAGAGCTTGTCCTCAAAAATAGCATATTCAGTTCGGGGATAGACTCTTTCAATCTTCAGGGAGTCAGTGGGTATTTGAAAGGCTTTACTAAAGCCATTCAAAGGAGTTTGGGATAAGAGATTAAGCTTTTGTTTCTTGACAGCAAACCGCCAGTAAGTACGCGTTAGCAAGGCAATAAGAATGGGTTCATACAAAGCACTGGCGACCTTAGCCCCTGCGCCTGGATCAGTAAATGACTGTATAGAAGATGCCCCTATCATTTGAAGTGCATTAGAGGAAATATCAATATCACTTGCCATAGGAGCCTCTTATAAAAAAGCCCCACCCTCGAAAGGGTGAGGTAACTATCGCAAAGTCAGCAGTGGAACTCTATGCCAAAGTTAGCGTTGAGCTCAGCGTGGTGACAACGTCAGCGGCAGAAATGGCATCCACAAATACAAGCGTGAATGTCTCTGTGCCTCCGTTAGCATCAACTGACCAGATTAAATCACCAACATTTAAAACACTGGCTACATCGTTAAAGTAACCTGACCCCACTACCGTTGCTTTCGCATCAGCTGTGGTATAGGTCCAATGACGAGGCGCATTGCTGTTTGCCATGCTGGATAAGGGTAGAAATGTAGTTGCTGAAAAAGCCATGATAAGCCCCCTTATGCGGTTTCATCGTATTGGATTTTGACAATGCCCTGAGGCTCACGCGCTGTACAACCGGCTTTGTAAATGCCGTTCGCTAGCCATGAGGTCTTTGTGGCAACCCAATCAATAGTGGTTTTAAGATCAATACCAACAGCAATACCGATAGACTCCCTGTGCCAGGCAAACGCGGTACGATCAACAGCAACACCCGGTAAACCACCTTCAACACGTGAGCCAATCACCTTGAACGTAAAGCCAAGAAACGTATTGAGCTCGCCGTTTACCAGTGCGCGGATAGTGTTAAAGTCGGTCGATGTCACCGTGGTATCTTCCAGTAACTTCTGCATAGCCAGGGCGCGTACAACAATAAATCGCCCTTCAGACTCGGACTCAATATCATCCAAATGCCCTTTAGCACTTCGGATAGACGTTAAATCGAAGTTACGGGATGCTGATATGTCGAAGATTCGACCAGTGTCAGGATTGCCGTCGTTTGTGGTAACGAAACTAAAGCCCGCGCCACCACCACCGGTACCACCAGCCAGGGTATCGATAATCAACTGATCTTCGCGCCGGCCAATCGCTTTCGCAATCGTCTTTGCTAGTTCAGCTTTTTCATCAAAGTTAACTTCAGCCTGGTCGAAAATGTCCGTGAATTCTGGCGCATTCCAGTTCTGAAGTGTAGCCGTTTGACGAGCGTGTGAAATATCCATTGGCGTTACATCGGCTTGCGTAGCCTTCTGATTCGCCAACCCCTTACCCATTCGGGTGAATTTATAGGCCTCACCCACAACACCCATACGCGTGGTAACCGTTTCGCGTAAGGTTTTCATACCTTGATATTCGTGCTTGACCTCGGAATCAAATTCCGTGACCGCAGCATTCGTGAGATTCTTAGACATGATATGCCCCTTTCAATTTACGATTTTTGTGGCTTTAATCGCGTAGCCGGTAAACGGGGCGATTATTAACCTAAGTTAAAAATCTCCAGTTACGGCCCTGAAAGGGGTATCGAGATAGGATGTAGCTATTATAACATGGATGTGGGTAGTGTAAAACTATGGAATAAATATCAGGAAACCTAATTAATATAATTATTGGCTTTAGGCGCCATGCAGATAGTCACAGTGACCCACGTAGCGTCATCATCACCGTCAATATTACGACTTTGCACTTTAACCTTATCACCTATGCTCATCGACAGAGCCACATTAACAACGACAGTGGTAGGGGCTGAATTACCTTCATTTACTTGATAGACAATATCTTCAGGAAGAACAGCAAATCCTGACCCCGTGTCTTTTACCACTCTAAATTCATAGGTCTTTGAGCTGGTAGGGCTAAAACTTGCCGTTAAGAAGAACGTACCCGTAAAACTCGCATCCGTTAACTCTAATGTCCCGGCATCACTGTCGTCTAAATCAAAACCCGAATTACAGCCGCCTAATGCAAATCCATTATTGGTATCAATGTCTCGATAGATATTCTGTGTATAATCCGTTAATGCTGCGTTGCCAGTAACAAATAAATCACCAAAAGTGGTTACGGGAGGTATCCACTCGACGCCACCCGACCCATCGGGAAATAAGACTTTGCTTGTATCTGTTTCGTCTGTAATCGTGTCTAAAATATTAACTATCCAATTACCAAATCTAACGCCGTTGATAATGCCGTTTATCGTGCCGTTATTGGTAAGGGTTCCTGAATAGCGATTGATAACACACGTTAATATAGCGCCAGCATCGACAGTAATATCACCGACTAATAAGCCTGCATTTATAATCGCATCCGATCCGGAATTAAGCTGAACATCGCCAAAGGCTATTTGACACTCAAGCGATAATTCGGCGCCACTGGCTACACTGGCTAGGTTCTCAGCCTGTAATACTTGGGCTTGAGCAACAAGTCTGCCGTTCATTATCTGGAAGATCATTGAATCTGTCGTCGTGGAGCTAGGGTCTTCCTGGCAGGATGAAATAGTGATATTGGCTTGATCGGCTGAGTTAGGAGGATTAAATTCAAATAAGGTTTGATTAGCGCCAAAGAATTCTACCTGGCGGATATTGTAACCAATGGGCACATCGCTCTCAGCAGTATGCTTGAACATCGTTGACCCTGGGCCCTGTAGTTCCCCGAGACGCATTTGTACAAAAACCTCATTACAAACACCCCTAACATCAAAACCCACCCCATCCGTACCAATAGGAGCGACAGCATTAGCCTCTACCGCCACTCGGGTCTCACCATCAATCAATACACATATTCCATCTGTGGAGAAGTTAAGCAATGACCCCCACTCGACTTCGTGCCTGCCCATACATTGAACAGCGACTGGATCAAATGTTAATACAGAAGCGGAGGAGGCTTTACAGGTAACAAATTGAGGAATAACTAAGCCGTTAGTGTAAGTACCTGATACGGAGGCGTTAATAGAGGCTGGATTGGATGCGTCGGGGGGAACGGCTAAAGCGTTAACATTAATAATTGCCGTATCAGGATCGGCTAATGGATTCTCATCGCTCGTCCCTGATAAATCATTATCTCCGGCAGGATTGAAAAAGAAATCTCTACCGGTAATTGGTTGATTGCTGCGAAATGCCATTAACCCTCTCCGTTTAGGTATAGGTAGAAATACCCTATAATAATAAGCAGCGGGGAGGTGTCTAAAAGACTTTACCTTGGAGAGGGACTCCCCGCGCTTAGCACGTGCTGTGCCAATTAATTATACTACAATTCCAGCCATACCGTTCCATCCTTAAAGAATTCTCGATTGGCGCCGCTTGCAACAGTGTTTCCATTTTCTACAGTGTCAGTACCTGGATTCAGTGTGACTGTAAAGCCAACCTTTGATTTAACTTTAAGAAATCCTTCATGCACGCTAGGCATTGCATGTGTGGCTGTTGCGCTACATATAACTAAATTAGTGTTCGAGTTAATAGTATTGGCCGTTGTAAACCGCTGGACAACAGGCTCAGTGGATACAGCAACGTTAACCACTGTGACTGTGGAAGTATCACTGCTCACCTCAAGGAAGGCATGACCGTCAGATAATAGAGCGAGAATCCAATCACCCACACTAAACTGATTTTCCTTATCCACAAAGTAGCTCGCCGCCGTTACCTGGGCCAAACTGTCATTGGATGAATAAGAATAAACAGAGGGGGCCGGCGCTGATTGGGCGCCTACCGTCGCGAGGGTATCTTGTGTGAACATAGTTAACCTACTTTTTACATTCCGACTGTAATAATATTTTCACCGGGATGAGCTCTAGCCATCAGCTCGTCAAACTTCTTGCGAAACTCTGGGTCCGTCTGTATTCTGCGATTGCCATTATCATCCAGCTCAAACTGCATTTTCTGCACTTCAGCGAGATCAACCGTAGAAGAATCTACCACACCATCACCAACCATAGGTGCAGCGCGTGATTTAGCAATTAACGCCTCAATAGCCTGTACACCTGCCGCCGTGGTCGCTGCATCAGCTAAGCCTTCGACCTGCTCAGGGGTTAGGTTCGCTTTAGCCCAGTTCTCAATGTTGGAGACACGTTGAGTCGCATCATCCCCTAGCTTGCCCATTTCCTCAGCAACCCTGGCCGTCTCGGCCTCTTCACTGACTAGGCCATCAGCGTGTTGAGATTCGACAAACATGTTAACCAGTTGATTAGCCACATCCTGAGACATGTTGGAGTCTTTGGCCATCTCAGTGAATGAAGCAATCAAAGGGCTTTCTGCGTCCAGCGTTACACCCTTTTCAGTTAATTGCTCCGATAGTGCGAACTCATACTTCTCCGGAGCTCCGGTAAAGGCGCCGAACTTGCCCTCAAGATCTTTATAGGCCTTGGCCTGGTCAGAAACCGTTGAGTATTTATCGGTCTTAAACCAGTCCGGCGCCGCGCCCTCGCCACTGACATTCTCTGCCAATGACCATGCGGCAGGGGCCATATCGGCTACCGCTTCTTGATCACTTACTTCTGCGTCATCGCTCATAAGTCTTTCTCCACTGATTCAGATTGTAAGATAATGTTTCTAATGAACATTTTTGCTCCTTCCGCTATACCCGCCTCAAACTGTGTGTAATGAGGCTGTACTGACGGAATCATAATAAGCTGATCTTTCCACTTAGCCAAAAGCTCAGCTCCCGTTTCGTTTTGAACAAATACCCTATGAATCAAGGCATTGCTCTTTTCCGTTAACTGCTTAAAGATTTCCTGCTGCTTTAGACCTTCGTCTAAAAATTCATCAATTGAGTTGCTCTCCGGGTTGTCCACCACCACCCTCCTGTAATTGTTGTAATACGACCTGCGAAGCGCCTTCTATTTCTGTCTTCGTCCTGGCTAGTTCGGCTATCGGTAATCCTAACTTATCGGCTGTCCAACTGGGTATATTCTCAACTTGAGCCCCTAAAGCCACTATCCCTTCTGGCAATGTTTGCATAGTCGCCCACCATACTTGAAAGCTTTGGAAATCCTCCATAGCCTCAGCCTTCGCTAACAGTGACTGCATAGCGATTGAGACTTCACGACCATCAACACGCATCTTGGGCAAACGACCGTTACGAGCGAGTATAGCAACACCTCGCTCAATTATAGGCTTGATCTTCTCGGTATTCAGCCGACCAAAGTCAGATCCCGAAGTTCTGAGCATTTCCTGTGTTCTTAACATCTGCTCAGTGGCTGACTTAACAGGGTCATCAACATCCCCCAAAGGATTGGCAAATAGGGCTCTATTGATATTAGCTTGCAAGTCTTCAAGGATTAACTGACCGACATCCAATCGCCCGGAGTTCTCCAAAGCGGCTAATGAAGGATTCTGATTGCTGTTTGAGGATACGGGAATGATTGAGCCTGGCGCTATTCTTACTGTATGAGGGTTGAACGTCCCATCACTCACTGCGGTATAAACACCCGTCATCTGTAAAGCACCATTCTTTAAGATGTACTCTTTTACCTTGTTAGCTGTACGAATATCGGGCAAGACATCAAGCACCGGCCCCCGACCATAGGTTTCACCGGGTATGACATTGGTGCGATAGATAATCATTGGGCTTTCTTCAAAGGATTGAGTGAAGATTAAATGCTTCTTGGGTTCGTAAATAACAACCTGGTGGAATATACCCTTGGATTTTACAACGCCGTTAATTATTTTAACTTTAGAATCAGGCTCCTTCTTGATCTTCCGGTTTAATTCCTCCCCAAAGTCACCCTCTGGCCACAAATCAGGAAGGTCACGCGTCTGTACTTCGTGTTCTCGCCACCCTGTATTCTTCGCGCCCGAACCCGGCTCTAAATACAATTGAGCCAACGGGATAGATGTAAACTTAAACAAGGGCTCGCCTTCTAACTCGTTGCCTTCCTCAAAGAATAAAGCCCCGGTACTCACCGCTAAATCCTGATCACTTTCATTGGACTGGTTGGAATAGTCGGATTGATTCAAGTGGTTAAAGAATATCTCTGTGGCTTCTTCGAGCTTCTTATCTAAATTCTTGCGTTCTTCCTTAGGCGTATCAGTGCCTGCAACAAAGTCCATCCACTGCTGCCAAGGGGGGGTGTGAGCCGATTGAATACGGGCTGCATAGGTTCTAACGCCCATAACAGCCGTTGAATCGTAGATATGCCGGTTCTTGCGTTGACCTGGGGCGTGGAAGTTAAAGATCTCTTTCTGGGGTAGGGCGTATTCATAGGCCTCCTGAAACAGTGACCGCCATAACTCTCGACGCTCCTTGGCCTTTGCAAATCGCTTGATAAGCTTAGAGACACCCCCTAAACCAGCAGGAGACTTAAACGCAGCCATTAGGTACCACCCAAATTCGTTGCTAGTCCACTCGGCGAAGATCTAATTAATGATTGCCTTCCTGTTCTGGAGCCTGCCAGCCCTCGACGACGGGCGATTTCACCTTCTGCTTCGGTCAGTCTTGCCTTCTCAAGCTGCTGCTGTGTTAGATTAGCGGTTTCAGCCTCTCTCGCGGCTGCGCTAGCACCCGTCCTGAATGGTTTTTCTACAGCCTGGGTGAACTTCTTTTCTAATGGCCTGGATAGACTTCTAAAGGGTTCCTGTACCCTTCTTCTGACCCTGTTTAATTCATCAGCCATGTGTTAACTCCTTATACAGTTGGTAAGGTGTCCAGCACCAAAAGCTCTTAATGCCCAATACTGATTTGCACACCTCAACACAATTAAACACGCAAAAAGTATGGCGATAGTTTTCAGGGTTGATTATAGCCCTAATCGATAGGATTACGCTATTAGGCTCTAAAGTTCTAATATGGGGATAATCTAACTTGGAAACCATCGTCACGTCAGTGTAACAGCTCTTGTTGTTCATAATGATCCAGAACTGCCCGCCCGGGCTCTCTCTGACTGCATAACAATGCTTAAAGCCTGGCTGTAAATATTTGAACAACCAGTGCTTAAGGGTTGATCCCTTGAAGATAATATACCAATAGACTGTGATGTTATCGGACTTATCCACTAGAAGACCTCGAATTCTATCTTGGCTATCGTGCCCGTCATCGGCTTAACGTCTAACTTTAATCGATCATTCCATGCCATGGCCAATTGACGGATACCATCGGCACCATGACTCGCCCAGTCATGTACAGGATGATCCTTATACACATTGTTCTTGTCGTCAAACTCCCGGTGATAGCTGGCTATACAGGAAAATCCCACCTCCGTTCTGTTCTCATCAAACCAAAACCGAGAGAATAGCCGCCTCACTGCCTCGATACCGTCTGCTACTGAATGCTGCGCTACTACCCTGAAGTTAATACCCATCTTCAAAGCGGTTTCTCTTCTACTCTTGCCGCTCATCAGCTCTCGAACCTCAATATCGTGGGGAGCAAAATGCTCACCGTATTCAATGTTTTGCTCTGCTTTAAAGGTATTTAAGTATTGGATGTAGTGGGCCATACCCTGATTGTTGTTCTCGTAATAGTTAATGAGTCGAATCTCATTACCCACCGCTTGGGCGAACCAAATGGTCATCATGTCACTAATGCCTAAATCCCAAAAAGTGTGGACTTGTAACAAGGGGTCAATAGGAATAAACCCCACCCGCTTATCCGCCCTACAGGCTGCTACCTCCTTACTGTAATACGCGCCTGCGATAGCGACATCAAACGAACAGTAATACTCCTGTTGAATCATATCCTCGGTCATTCCCGAGTCCCTGTCCTCTTGTATGGCCTCCTGAGTGATTACCGGACTACCATCTTCTCTGGCTGTATCCTCGACGGTAAGACAGGAATAGTGCCATTTGGGGTTCTTTTTCGCCATGTTAGCCATGGTGTAGCCGTGATTCTTTCCCCGAGCGGTATAGATAAATATGGCCCATCCCCCATTTTCAGCCAAGATTGGCCGTATGAAATCCCATGCTTTTGGGTCACATAGGCTCCACTCCGAGAAGACCACGCCTTTAGGGTTGGCACCGACCAAACTATCATAGTTATCACTCCCGCATAATTGCCAGATAGAACCACTCTTGAGCTCTATCTGCATTTCCTGTTCACGCTTAGCCTTTCGTATCGATTCAGGGAAGACCTGGTTAATCATTCTACGGCCTGCCCGGTCTATACCATCCCATACGACTTTGCGAGCTTGCTTCTGTGTGGGGAGCATATGCCAATAGACACCAACATTCTCCATGGCTTCTGCGGCTGTATAGTTTAATGAGGTTGAATCTTTACCGGCTCGACGATGCCATACCGCTACTGCTCGCTTACCTCCATTATCAAGGTAGCTCCACAAATCCATCTGATGCCCCATACAGTCCCAGTCATTAGGCATGTCTAATTCGATGGCTTGTATTCCTTGCGGTTGATGGTGAGGGTTGAATCTACCTGGCCACTGTGATCAATAGCTTTAAGCTTGGGTTCTGTGTACTGGGCTATCTTATCCCATGCGTCTACAGCGAACTTAAGGCCAGCGAATAAGGCTTGAAGGTCGGCTTCTGGGTCTTCATCGTAATCATCGATAAGGTTCTGTGCCCTATTGGCATTCTCGGCCATCTTCATAATAGGGTGGAAGTCCTTGCCATACATATCCTGCAAGCGATCAAGCAAGAATTTCTTGTTCTTTCCTGGGCCTCTGGTTCTTGTTTCGCTCATAATACCTTTTTGCTATTAACCATTTGATAAGTATATTGATAAATATTGATATAGATTAACCATTACCGCACCTTATCGTTAAATAAACTGGAGTGCTCTGCCTGTGCTAACCTCACAAGCTCAGCGAGAAAGGGTGAGTCAGGAAACTTGCATTTATCCATAGCGCTATTAGCCGCCTTAACATCTCGGATTGTTCTTGCGTGAGCCATTGAGTGGATGGTGGCCATTACAAGGCACCGCCTATAGCCATACATACAGCAATAAAGCCAACAGAGAACATTAATGCTAAAACACAAGGGATTATAGTGTGTTTGATAAAATTCATTACTTACCCTTGGATCTGGTTAATAAGGATTTGCGCCTGGGCCTTATAAGGGGCTTGGCTTTCTCTGTTTGTGTGTGTTGTGGCATGGTTATTGCCTCCTATCCCGCCCGCTTAAATTTGGTCATATCATCCTGAGTGGGTACATACGGCGTTAACCCGGCTGCTTTGATGAGCGCGAGGGATGTGCCTGAATTGTGGGCCATGCGAATAATGAGCTGCTCAAGATTATGGACGCGGTCTTGTAATTGCTCGACGTTGACTTCAGGCTTTGGATTAACTTTGGGTTCTGACATTGAATAGCTCCACTAGTGAATAATTATATTGATATTGGCGCTCTTGCGGCGCTCTTTCATTAAATCCTGTTCCGCTAATTGTAACTTAGTGTGAATAAAAGGGGTAGCCGCTGTACCCAATCTTTCGATTGCGCTGTTAATGATGTATTGACGCATATCCATAAAGGATTGTTGGGTTAATCCAGCCTTGGCCCATAGTTTAGCTAATTGAACTATTGACCCGGCGCCGTATTCAGGGTTGTCGTCACATAAGTGGTCAATGCAATCATCGACTAATTCGTTTATATCGTCGGGTGTCATGTGACAATCATCTCGAATAGGCGAGGTTCTTCGTTACCTGACAATGGTTTCACGCTGATCGTATACGGGCCGGCGCCGGTAGCAGTGAATAACATATCCTCCATTACCGATTGGAATGTGGCGGCTACAGCATCGGTTCTTTCAACAACGTCCTCGGTTGAGCTTGTCAATGCTACTGAGCCAAAAGTGCCGCTTACTTCGACCTGTGAGGGGGATGATATATTAACCTGAAGCGTCTCCCCCGCTAGGACTGTTTCAGTTTGTATCTTAGCCATAATATTATCCTGTTAAATCGCTGGTTAATGGGCCTGTGAGAAATATACCGCCTGCGCCAGTTGAAGGCCCAAAGGGACTGATAGTAGGCTCTACTCCAACCACAATATCAATATCCCAGATGGTTAAATCTTTATACTGTCCACTGACTTGTTCGCTCGCACCGTTACCGCCTAATAGAATCTCATCATAAGTACCGGTT